CGTACTCGTATGTCATAGCTTCACCGCTTCCTCTACATCTAGGTAACCAACTACCTTCTCTACCTTAGTATTGTTTTCAAACTCTGTTGTCGCTGGCATAGGGTGGACGAACCATTCAGGTTCATCAATCTCTGTAAGATCAAAAGAATAGATACCAAGCGGCGTGCTGTTGATATAGAAGGGCAGTAGGTCACGGTGATAGGCCTGCTCTATCAGCTTGCGATACTTCATCTGCTCTATAAGTAGCGTAGAATAATGGGTTTGGCGACACTTCAATTCAATGAAGTGACCGGCCTTGGCACTGGTGCAGTCGAAGGCATCATAGATACCAGGTGCACGCTGTAAGTCTGGGTAGAGATTAAGTTTAAGAAAGTCATACAGGATAATCTCGTTCACCGGTATGGACTAACCCCACCGAGTTCATCTTGCAGTTTACGCACTGCATTTAAGCACCTGCGTTCTGCTGTACTTGTAGCACAATCAAGTACGCCAGCTATCTGTGCCAAGGTAAAGTTCTCGTGATGGCGCAGTGTGAGTACCTGCTGTGACTTAGCATCCAGTCCGAGGTAAGCCTTCTTGATATCAATGAGGACTGCTAGCAGGTTGCCACCTTCTGCTGGAGATGATGAACCTTTAGGTTGCCCATCACGGATCATCTCTTGTGCCTGCTCTAACACGCTGCCGTCGAGTACTGAGGCAATAACAAAGGGTAGTAACTGAGTGAGCGTAGCGCCCTCGTAGTAAGCCTCATCTGTAATGTGATAGCCAGACTTAACTGCTTTCTCTTTGCGTGCGTATCGCTCTGCTACACGTAGCATCTGCCACGCTATACGGTGCTCGTTATGCTGGCGCTTCTTAACTTCCGGCTCTGATAACTGCTCGTTGATATAATCAGCACGAGTAAGGGCCCACTTGACACACTCTTGCTTGACATCATCACGTTCAATGAAGGTGTTATACCTACGGTGGATGGTCTGGGCTACAGTGTATACAATGTCATAGATGTTCTTGTGCAGTTCAGTCACAGTCAGGTAGCACCAAATCTATAGTGTGCTGTATGTTCAGCAGCTTGATAGCGAGGAAGTCTATGTAATTGCTAGCATCTGCTAGCTCTTCAATCAATTCTCTGATGGTATCTGATGTAGTAAAGGACTCGAACTTCTGCCCTTGTGCTATGGCATACTGGTCTGCTCCCACTCCACGTACACGTGAAGCACGTAGGGATGCAAAGGATTCAATGAATGATGTTAAGTCTTCAGTTGATACACCATCTGCTCGATAACCAACTACTGCTAGATGGTCTACTAACGGGTTTGGACTGGGCGTATCAACAGAGTTTCCTCTTCTGTATGTATCTCCAGGATCTGGAAGCCCATAGTATGCAAAATCTGTACCATCTGCTGCCATTCGCTCTTATCCAATCGTTTCACCTACTAGCAAAGTCTTTGTAGCTTCCGCTCCATAGGCTAAGTAGTAGTCATTGATGTCCATATTAGGTGGTAAGTGTACTATTGTACCGTTTAATACTTCTTGTGACACGCGCTTGGAGAAGTCAGCTCCAGGGTTGGAGCCATCTTCCTTTACATCATTATCACCAACGATATATACCGAGTCATAACCTGATAACAACTTAGCAAAGTGTGGCTTCCACGCTTGCACTCCAGGGATACCTACTGCTGGTATACCAAGGACGCCAGAGACTATGACTGTATCTAACTCTCCTTCGCAGACCACTATGTGTCTGCTAAGAACAGTAGTATCAACTACATTATAGAGATGAGCCTTCTGCCCAGTAGGTGATCCGTACTTAGGTTTGCCATCATCTAACCTGCGAAACTTAAAGCCTACGCAGTGGCCCATTGCAGTAATGTATGGAATGGATATCCATCCATCATAGAGTTCGTGACCGTTCATTGGTTCAACGATGGTCCCCAAAGAATAGAGCGCAGCTACCTCTTCAGATATCCCACGTTCTTCTAGCGCCACGATTGCCTCTGGACTTATTTGTTGGGCGTATCTCTGCGCCGCTTCCAGTAGCAATTTCGACTGCGCGTTTGAGGCCATCGTTGAACTCCAAGTTCTCTATTATGCACACGATATTAACTGCATTGCCACCCTTACCGCAGGTGAAACAGAAATACAGGTTGTCATAGGTATTCATAGATGCAGAGCGTCTGCTGTCATTGTGCATTAGACAACGAACGGATGCGTCCTTACCTTCTCTTACCTCACCACCAAAGTGACGAATGATTGGTGCTATGGGGATTGAGTTCGCATCAACGGAGCCTTTGAACCTTTTCTTAGAACCCAACCTTGACCAGTCTTGTGCTGGCATACGCACCCCTCGCATTGTTCGTGATGTGCTTCGCTGAGCTTGTACTGACTCAACCGATTGTATTCACCTGCATTTATACAAGGCTCGCAAATCACGCTTGATCCAGTTCTTCTTCCGGTGATAGCTCTTCAATAACTTCTACTTCTTCTGGTACTAAGATGTCTGATGTTGTGATGATGCCTTCTGGTACTGCCATTATTGTTTCTCCTTTAGCCATTGTTCTAAGTCTTGGACCACCCAAGCCTTCTCTATGCCAGCGTTGCGACGCTTAACTACAACATAATGCAGTGGCACTTCTCCGATACCACGAGCCTTAGCGTAGTTAAGCGCCTCAACTTCTGCTTCTCTCCAGAACTGAGGCAAGTCTAGTCTCGCCGTGTTCTTGAGTTCTAGTATGTAGGTCTGTCCCGCGACAACTACAACTAAATCTCCTTCGTCGTCTTTACCAGCCAAGCGCAAGCGCTCAGCTAGGACACCAAGACCACGAAACCATTTCATTACATCAATCTCGAAGGCTGCACCCTTAGCCTTATTGTACTTCGGGCTGCTCATCAACGAGCACTACCTTGTTAGTCTTGTAAACCATCTGGCCTTCTTCATCCTTGACTATCTCTACAACACCTGACTGAATCAAAGCGTTGAAGAAGTTAGCAAGATCAACCTTAAGGATAGCTACTTCTCTATCTAAATCACTCATTGTTCTATCTCATTTCCATATTCATCTACGATATAGTTACCAGTATAACCATAGCGAGCATCACGAGCGAGCATCGCACCGTATGCGTTTCTATCTGATATCTGGCAGGCTCCATAGTTAACCAGCAAGGTTGCATAATCCTTACCATCTGCTGCGTGTGGACCGAAGCGATTCTTTACCGCTGCAATCTTTAACTCAGCATTGGTTGGGTTATACCCAAGTGTAAGTATCAACGCTGGGAGTTGACTCACTTTCCCGTGCACCGCACGGCGTGCTGGTGGTTCAGTAGGACTGCCATACTCAGACTGTTCAGATACGTGGTGTAGCACAAGTACGCAAGCCTCAGTCTTACGTGCCATATCGTGCAGCTCCATCATAATTGCACGAAGCCCCGCCCATTCGTTGTCTGTCTCAGCAGCTACATTCATAAGGTTATCTATGATGATCAACTCAGGGGCTAGGCCGTACAACTCGACATAAGCCTTAATCTCCAACTCGATATCATCGAGTGACGGACTGGAATCAAAGACCCACTTAATATGTTTTAACTTATCAAAGTGCTTGTCGTAGTAGTGCGAATCAGAAGATAAGTTCTGCTCCACGTTCACCTGGTTATGACCAGATGTGTGCGCTGCTGCTCTCATCATTACAGTTGTTGTATCTGTATCTGCCGAGAAGAACAGTGTTGGTACTGCTGCTTTGACTGCATAGATTAAAGCAAACATAGACTTACCTGCATTGGGTGCTGCTGCAACCATACATACTTGCCCACGTCTGAACTTGATTTGCTTTACAGATAGTGCATCCCATACATCAGGAAGAGGTGTCGCCTTGGTAAGGACTGTCCCCCACGCACGCTGTAAATCAAGCACAGAACTCTCCAAACGAAAGGCTAATATTCTTTTGTCGGCGTACTTCTTTTCTTTGATACTCGGAAAGACCGCCCCAAATACCAAAGCGTTCGTGTCGCACGCCCCAATCTGCACACTCAGCTTGATGGACACATCTTCCACAGATAGAAGTGATAAGTTTCTTTTCAGGAAACGAACTACTCTGTTCTACTGGGAAGTACATCTCTGTATCTATCCCTTTACAACTTGGATCCTCGAATTCCCAGGGTCCTCGCATACATTAACGAACCCAAATAGTGTCACACTTATCTAACGCTCCCTTTGGTGCTGCACACATATAGCCTTGCCAAGGTCCCTTGGGAGATGTACCAGTCTTGTATGCCATCTGTCCGTGCTTACACATCTTAACGGCAGACTCTGCTGGTTGACCTGTTGATGTTACTGCAACTGGTGTTGTATTAAACTGTTGTGAGATAGCAGCAACAGCTGATGCAGTTGCTCCACCTGCTAGTTCTACTGATGTTGATTTAATCATTGTGGCAACCATTGCAAGGTCTGTTAGACCTGTCTCTAGTTCCTTTACATCTGTTGCATAAAGATTGATAAGAGTTCCGTCAGCTAACTTATAGTTAATCTGGAACTTTGTTGATTCCGGTGCAGCCATTTACTTTCCTCCACTTGTTTTGATGTTTAGTCTTAATGATTCGCTACCGATAACTTTGGGTACGAACCCCAGAAGTTTCTCAACTTCTTTTGCATCAACTGACTCACGCCCTTTGACTGTTATCCAAC